GATTATCCAACTTTCTACAACGCTTAAACCTGTAACCTTTTTTTCGTGTTCGTAGGTTGCGTTATTTTGGTTTGAGTTGATTAAAAAAAGTTCGCTCGCTTTTCGAATCGTGTCGGAACTAAAGTAAATATAGTATTCTTCGTTCTTTGAATTTCTGCGGTAAATTTGTTTATTAGGCACTAAAGCCGCGCCCATTAGAATTCTCTTTTCGGAATCTATCTCCTTTAATTCGATTTCGTGTTTTTTTAAGGCTACAAAGTTTTCCTCGATAGCGGGCGAATGTACAACGCTTACCGCGTCTATTCCGCTCTGCGGGTCTTCATCGTCTATAATGAGTTCAATAATTCTCATAACTAAATAATTTTAATTTGGTTAAAGTGTTGCGTTTTGTATTCTGTTTCTATCTAAACTTTGAGCGCTTGTTACTTCGCCACTAACTACAAAGGCTTGCGTTGGTTGTTGCTGAAGTTGTGCAAGTTGGTTAAGTCCGTTATTTCCTACAACGTTAAAGTTAGGGGCTTGCATTCCACCACCTGCGGAAAGAGAACCACCACTAACACCGCCACCACCGCCACCACCACCCGAAGAACCTCCACCTTCGAATTTTTGAGCGCCTATTTTTGCTACGTTAACTAAACCCGCTGCAACGGCTAACCCTGCTGCTATTCCACCTCGAACGGGTGAACTTGGGTCGGGTAATGGCAAGAATTGCGAACCATAGGCTGCGGTTGCATTCATATAAGTGTCGATTAAGGCGCTTGCCATTTGAGCGGCTTTCTTTACCTTGAATGCTTTACGTGCGCTTTCTATTCCTTTTTTTCCGAATAAGTCGGTAAGGTCTTGAATAATGGTTAAGCCTTGTTTTGCAAAACCTACATTTCTTTCAAGTTCTGCGCGTTTACGCTCTTCGTTTTCTTTGTCGTACTTTTGATTAATAGCGGCTACCTCCCTTCCTCTCATTTCGGCTATCGTTTTTTCGGCATCCGCGTTACCTTTAGCCATGCGTTCCATTTCGGCGTATTTTTCGGAAATCAAATAAAGTTCTTTGTCTTGAGCGGTTAAACTTGCTTGGTAGTTTTCTTCCTCCATTCGCTCGATTTCCATATCAAATGCTAACTTTCTTTGCTTTTCATCGTCTTGCATTTTCTTTTGAAAATCCTCCGCACGTTTTTTTACTTCGGCTTGGTACTTTTCGTCAATCGCTAATAAATCTTTGTTTAAAAGTTCCTTAGCGTTTTTTAAAATATCTTTTTCCTGTTGGGTTAATTTATTATAAGCGTTAATTTGTAATTCTTCCGTTAATTTATTGTAAGTTTCACGGCTTATTTTTCCTTCTTTGTATTGGTTATCTAAAGCGGTTTGTTCTTCCTTTGTACGTTCTTTTAAAAAGTTGTCGCGGTAGTCATTAAATTGGTCTTCCCTTAATGCTTTTTCTTTTTCGATTCCGTCTTGCATTAACGCCAACCTTTGATTTTCTGCTTCTTCTTCTAATTTTGCAGCGTCTTCGTTTTGTTTTTGTAGGTTGGTTACGTAATCTTCGCGTTTTTTCTTAGCTGCTTCCCTCGCTTTTTCGGCGGCGGCTTGTGCTGCTTCTGCGGATTTCTTATTATTGTTTACTTCATTAATTAATAATTGGTTTTGTGCATCTTTGATTCCCTCGGTTAATTCAATGCGTTGTTTTTTTATATCTTCATATCTTTTAATTGATTCACTATCAGTACCCACCAATTTTTTTAAAGTGTTTACTGTTTGCTCGGAAGCCCGTATTTCTAACTCAATTTCTTTAAGTTTTTCCTTTTGATATTTAATCGATTCTTCAATTTTGAGTTTAGTTAGTTTTTTAGTATCCTTACCTTGCGCGTCCATTAAAGCAATTTCGCGCTCGTATTGTTTTTGGCTTGAGTTAAATTGCGACTCCCTTGCGGCAGCTAATTCTTCACGTGCTTGTTTTTCTGCTTCTAAACGAGCCATTTCATTTTCGTGCGCTTCTTCGCCTGCAAAATCAGTAAAGCCTAAAAAGTCCCCAACCGCTTTTAAAGATTCAATAACGGGTTGTAGAGCATCTAACAATAAATCAAAGTTTGCGATTAGTAACCCAACCGCTACAATTATAGCACCTATTCCCGTACTAATTAAAGCAGCACGAAAAGCCTTTAACGCTCCACTTCCTGCGCCCACTACAAAATTATAGGCAGTTTGAACTCCCGTTAAAACTTTTTGCGCCAACGAAGTTTCTTTAATTCGACTATATAGGTTTTTCATCGAACGCCCCGCATCTTCTAACCCTTCTAAACCCTGCGCTAAAGCCATTGCGCTTTGAACTTTAAGCATAGTTTTTTGAACGTTTTCCGATTCAACACCGACTAAACCTAACCCGCCTTCTATAGCGCTAAAACCACTTGCGACCGCGGACATTGCTTTACCCATAGCGATAAAAGTACCTTCGCCCTTGTACGATTGTAACAAGTCGTTAGTGTCTTCGATTTGGTCTTTTAATTCAGCGGCTCGTTTGGCTGCCTGTGCGGCTTCGGTAGACGTTTCCCCGTAAGCTGCCGCTATGTTTTGCAATTCTACAACCGCTTCTTTATATTGTTGTTTAAGGGTTTTAGTGTTATCCTTTATTTCGAGTTCAATCGTTCTTTTTTCTGCCATTTCTCTTTACTTTTATTTCGCGCATACCTTGTTTCCAAAGTCCTTTAATGTCCGTATGTAGTTTATATTTCCCTTTTGCGATTTCGATAAATTCGTGTTTTCCTACGAACTCATCTACTTGTAATAATCCAATAATTTGTTTTATGTAACTCATCTTATAATTATAATTTGTCCGTTTCTAATTTCTCCGTTTGCGTATTCGTATTCTACGTCAATAAAAATAACATCGTTGCGCCCTTCTGTTTCTAAGGTGTATCCGTCTTCTGTTATTCTTGTATCGCTTTCCTCGGTTATCCGTGTCGCGGTATCTAAAGTCGGTAGGGTTATTTCTACACTTCTATCTTCCGTTATTTCGTCGGGTGTTATTACTACATCCGAATTTGTAGAAGTAAACCTAACCGAAGCCACAGAACCCGTTTTCGAAGTTACGTTAGGTAACGTAATAGGAACTACTACTACGTCTTTGTCGGGTGGTGGTTGCAAAATATAAACAGGGTTAACGGGCATAAAATCGTTAAGTAATTCGAACTCCGTTACGCCTGTAACTAAATTCGTTTTCATTTGATTTATTAAATACCTTTTATCCCTAATTACTACCCTATCGTTTAGTTGGATTCCTGTAAGTATTGAAACGGGTAAGTTAGCCTTTACCGTTGTTAGCCTGTTTTTAGGGTTAAACAAGTTAGCTAAATACGGAAAATAATACGTTGCGAAAATACTTTGTTGTATAGGAGTAAGCCAATAAGAAGAAGTTTCGGGCGCAAAGTTTAACGAGTATTTAATTCCGTTATTTGTTAAATCCTGCCCGAACATTGTATAATCTAAATTTGTGAAATGGTTAGTACCATCCGTGTAATGTACGTGGGTTGCTAACGTAACACCTCCGTATTTGTACAATAATAAAGGCTTAGGAATATTAGGCGAAAACGAACTGTCTAACGAGTATCCAACCTGCAAGTTCGTACCCGTAAATTTGTTAAATAGCATATTTTCAAACGGAACTTCTAAAGTAAATTCGCCCCCATCGTACGGGTATTGGTATTCCGTGTTCCCCCATTCTTTTAAGCCAACTTCAAAATATTTTTTATTCATAAAATTTTCCGAAGGCTGAAACTTAAAACCTATTTTTTTGTAAAGTTTTACGCGGTCTATTCCTATTTCGTCTTTATCCGTAAATTCGGTTATGTCTATTACCGCTCCTGCTCCGTACCAATCGGCTAAAGGAACTATATTAAATGTATTTGGCTTAGTGCCGTAGCAAGTTAGGTTAAATTGTTTAAGTATCCCCGAAATAAAATCCTGCACCTTCATAGTAGGCGCTAAGGTTTGTAAATCGGTAAAGGTAGTAAGGTTGTTTACATTTGTATCTATGGTAACAAAATCAGTAAAAAAGTTAGCCCCTATAAAATAACTTACCGAGTAGGTAATATATAATGTAATAGATACCGCCGCGCTCGCTCTTAATTTAAATTCGTAAACATCGTATAAGCCTTGTACGTTTGGAATGTTAGTAATGCTTGCGTTTAATGTAAACCCTTGTCCTTGCGTAGTTTGATAAAGTGAGCCATTTACGTAAGTATCTAAATAATAAATAACCGAAGGATTAGAGTTACTTGCTACGGCTATATTGATTCCCATAAAAGACGCTCCAAATTGGTAGTAAACGTTTAACAAGTTTTGCGGAAAATCAAAAACATAAGGAGGCATAGAAGGGTTAAGGTTGTACGTACTTCCTCCCTGCGCTATTACTGAATTAAAGGTAACGTTTTGCGCTTGCCCGATAAAGTCGAAATCGTTTTTATTTTTGTACCATAGGTAAGCCTGCTTAAATCTATTGTCCGTTAAGAAACTTCCTGTAAACGTTACTCCGTATTGCGCTGCAATTAAATCGAAAATACTTTTAACTCTAACCGCAGGGAATAATTCGCGGTAATCTATGGCTCCTGCGTTGTTGCTTATGTTATTTGGTCCCGTGTTTGAATACCAATTAGGAAAATTACCGCTTGGGTCTACCCCTTGGTATTGCCAAACTCGGTTCGAAGTTATTAGCGGGTAACATACGTCCCAATCAATAGTTGGGTTTGTTATGCGGTTGTATATTTCTGTGAACGAGTAATCGTGGTCAAGTGTGGAATGGTCTAAAACGCTTAGTAAGTCCTCTCCTACTAAATCTTTAAGCGTAGTTACATCCCCGTAAAAAGTTATAGTGTAGGAGTTAGGTTGTCCGTTTTTTAGTTGGCTCTTTTCCATTTGGATTTTTCCCCTTCTAAAAAATGTCATATCTATTTCTATGTAACCCTCTAAACGTTCTTGGTAGTTAATAGAACTATTTAACGCGTTTTCATAGAAGTATTGCCAAATAGCGTTATTATTTGCGCTCGTAGGAATCGTAAAGGATTGCGAAAAGTCGGTAAACGTTTTCGAAATGTCCTGTATATTTTGAATGGTAGAAGTTACCTCTATACTTTCATCGTTAAATAAATCTAATTGCCTACCTTCTACAAAAATTCTAACCTGCCTTTTCATTAAATCACGTTGTTAATTAAATCGTAGCTTTCTTCGAACTCTAAAGTGTAATTTATTTTTTTGTTGTTTAGGTTCTTTTCTTTGTTAAAATCTTTTGTTTTCATTTTAACGGGTTTTCCGTCTAATAAAATTCGTTCACTTAAAAGTAACTGCTGAAGATTTGAGTTAAAGGATTCGTCTACCCAACCCGTATTTACGCGGTGCGTTATTATTCCGTTAGTGTTAAATACTTGCCGTTGGTTTAGGTTTGTGTCCCATTGTGCGAAAGGTCCAATTTTTTGCATTAAATTAAACTCGCTTGTGGTTGTGTTTAAACTTTCGTAGGAGGCTTTGAAAAAGAATTCACGTTGCCAAGTTCCGTACATATTGATAAAGTCCACTACTTGTACATCGTAGTAGCATTCTTCTATTGGGTAAAACGTAGCCTCCCAAACTAAGTTGGAAAAAGTATCAAACACTTCTACTTTATTACCCGTCAAATAATAAGGAGAATAAACGCGGTAAAGGTTGTAAATCCCGTCCGTAGTAATGTTATTCGTAAAACTTAATCCCGTTTGAAGTTGCGTATATTTTACGCTATACCCATTTTCTAAATAACTTACAAACGTTCCCGCTCTTTGCAAAGTGTTGGCAATAGGAATGTTATTCGCACCGCTCCAAAAATAATAATTCTTCGGCTCTAAATGAACTAAAAATAAATTGCTAGGATTAACCCCCTGTTGATAATATCCATAACCGTCGTAAGCATAAAAATTAAGCGTGTCAATTAGTACGTAAGTTCCTGCAATTAGGTAATATCTTTTGACGTCTACTAAAATATATTCGTCTACGTTTAACAAAGCCGTGTTAGAACTAAAGTTGTTTTGGAAACTATCGTGCTTTATATACTCCATCAAATAAGGAGAAATGTTATAAAGCGTTTGCGTATTGTTACTCGCGGGAATCAGTTTTTCGAGCGTGTAACTTGGTAACGTTGGCGGTGTTGTTCCGTCTTTATATATGTATAGTTCTATTTTACTTCCTGTTTGCCCTACTACGTCTATTTCCAAAATAAACGGGCTTCTAACGAATATTTCACTTATAGCCATAGTTCTTCATATTTTCTTTCATTATTGTATCGAATAGTTCTTCGGATTCCAACCCGTAAGCGTCTATCATTTCGTTTGGTAATGTTTTAAATGCCTGTTCAAATGGCTTGGTAAAAAACATACTAGGCTTTATTCCTTTTTGCCAAATAGAACGCGTAATTATAAATGCCGTAGCGTCGCTACTTAAAAACCTTCCTTTCTTGTCTCTAAATTGAATGCTACGATATTTAACCCATTTTTTTATTCCTTCGGTTAGCCCACCTTTTTTACCCGAACCCGAACCAAACCTAAAGCTACTTAGGCTTCGTCCACTACTTACACCCTTTACCCCTTGGTCTTGATAAAACCCGTATTCTTCCATTTCAAAAAATAAACGAATAGAATTAGGCATAACCTTTACTTGGGCGTTTAAAGAATCTTTTAATTTTCCTGAAGCGGATTTTTGACGTAGGTTATTTTTCGCGCGTGTTATAACGATATCGCGAAACTTTTCTAAGGCTTGTAATTGTAGCTCCTTATCCATTTTAACAACGTGTCATATCATTTGGAAAATCTACGTCAAAGGTCATTGCCCACCCCGCTAAGTAGTTTTCGAAACGCTCGGTAAAAGGTTCGCAAGTAGGAGAACCGTTAAGTTGGTAAAGGTTGTCCCAAATATTTCCGTGTTTTAACATTTCGAAGGCTCGGTTTAAGATTGCTAACTGAGTATTCAAAACGTCTATTTCGTTATCAGCAGTTTCGAACGTGTTAGGTGCTTCTTCTTTTCTTTGGCTTACGTTATCCATAGCAAGTAAAGTTACATTCGCGGTCATTACGTTATCATTAAACGTAACTTGATTAACCATTATATGAACTAACGGGAAAATCGTTTGTTTGCCTAAATCAACGTTGAAAATCGAACCTTGCGAAACGGTGTTTACTAACGGGTCTGCGTTAAAATGCGTTTTAAGTTGGTCTAATAAGGAGTAATAGCCGTTCATATTCTAGGTTTTTTCATTTCCATTATTTCTATTTCTGTTTTTTCTGTTTCGAAGGTAAGATAGGTAAGACATTTAAATAATCCGTATTTTGTAACTTCGTCATATTTTGTAAGGTCTCCTTTAGCAAGTCCGTATATGCTTGAATACCAACCCCATTTTTTTCCAAACTGAGTTCTTGCGCTAAAGTCGCTTGTTCTTGAGTCATCTTCTTCGTTTCCGTTTTTAAATAGTTTAGGGTAGCGGTTAATAACTCGCTTCCTAAAGTCCAAAAAAAAACGCTTGCTCCTATTGCTATGTCCATAGGCGCGTACTTCATTGCTTCGCTGAATTCAGATGCTCCGTTATATTCTAAAATGTTATATTTTTCTTTTCGTGTTTCCGTAATTGGTCGGTACATTACTGCCATTGCTTTGTGGTAATCGTCCCAATTAGATAGGTAATTGTCTAGGTCTACGTATTCCCCGAAACTAATATTTTCTAAGTCGGGGATAAATCCGTATTCCATTTCGCCTATTTTGAAACGCGGTTGAAACTTTGGCTTAACTGAAAAGATTTGATTAAAATGTAAAACCAAATCGTTAATGCTAGTTAGCTTCATTTTAACAACCTCCTTTAATTCTATTCCGCAAAATATTTCAATCATTTTTTGCGCTATAAATTCTTCGTCGTTTGAATTCTTTTGAACCTTCAGGAATTTTTGATAATTCATTAAAGGAATTTCGCTAATTGAACTCGGTACGTCTATTTCTATTCGCATATTTATTAAACTATTTATTTTCGTTTTTGTAACTCATAACAAACTCGTATGCTTTCAAAAGCATTTCGAAGTGAATGGGAAACCTTTGCATATTGTTAAACACTATTTGCACCCTTACTCCCTTACGAATGTAAATGTATTCCTCAACGGCTCGCATCATTACTTGCATATCGTCGGTTTTACCGTATTGCATAGCTTCCGTAATTTGCTCCTATGCCTAACGTTTCCATTTCGTGATAACGGAAAGCGTCGATAGCGTGGTTATTAAAATCTATTGGTTTGTTTAAACGTTTGCCTTGTTTGTCGGTGTCCCAAACATACGAGCGCAATTCTTTGATTAAATTACCGCTATTCGCAGTAACTAAGTATTCTTGTCTTTGAATTACGTCTATTCCGTAGTTTATTGAATCCTTACCCTTCGTTACTCCTTTAATCGTTATTCCAAAGCGTTTAATTTCGTCTATTGATTTGGGTTCGGAACTATCCGCGTAAACGGGTACGTGTTTTGGTAGGAGTTTCGCTATTTCGCTATTTAATAACCCTGTTTGGTATGCTACCTCGTTTACGATTCGTTGCCCGTTGTAATTGTATATTTCTATTATTGCGGTAGGGTCGTTCGTGTAACCAAAGTCCAACCCTATTCCGAGTAACTTTGCTTCTTTGGGTATCGTGTCAATTTGTTTCCAATTACTGAAAACAACTCCTTCGAGCATTCCTAATTGCCCTTCGCCGTACACCTTCCACCAATTCGCCCAATAACTTGACGTCTTCGCTTTCTCTTTGTTCTTTTCGATTTGGTCGATAATGCTTTGGTCTAAGGCTTCGTTGTCTTTGTAGGTAAGAATTAAAAAATCGGAGTCGGGTTCGTCTTTTAGTTCGGTGTGTACCCAAAATTCGTTAGCAGGGTTAAAATCTAAATATACTTCTTTTCGTGTTCGAATAGCTAACTCGTTATAGGAATCAAATGTAACGTTATTACATTCGTTGATATAAAGAATGTCGCGCCTTGCTCCCCGTAGTTTACTCGAATCGTCTGCGGAAAAGAATTCAATAACGCTTCCATTGGCGAACTCGTAACGCAGTAAAGATTTGTTAAACCTATCTTCGAAGAACCTACCCGTCCATTTCATTATTTTTAGAAAATCTTTAAGCGCTCCCCGTCTTAAATGGGGTATAGTTTCCGCGACTATTGATATTTCCAAACCTTCGTGCCGTGCGGCTTTGTCGATTAAAACGGGAATTATTCCAAACGTCTTACCCGCAGAAGTACCGCCTTGAATAATCTTAATTCGTTTTTTAAGATTTAGAATCTTCCGAATCGCTGTTGTCTTCCGAAACATCGGGGAATAATGGTTGTTCGACGTTGGTAATTTCTTTTTTCTCTACTAAGTTGTTTAGACGTGCCGTAATGCTTGGGTTATAGATTCCCGCCATACCTCCACCTATTTGGTCGTTGCGTACCTCCCTGCGTATACGCGTAACGATAGTTAAAAAACGCTTATACCTTCCGTTCGTATTCGCAAAATAATGGCTTAAATCGCCTATGATTCCTAAATCCGCGCAATAACATTCGAACCCTTCTATGGTTAAAGGTCGTTCAAGTTCGCTATATTCGCTCCTACCTTCTTTACCTACGAAAGTATGTTTTAAGATTGGATTGTTCTTTACGTGTCTTTTGTACTCCGTGAATAATTCCCAAAGGTGTTCGGGGCTATGTATTTTATTTGGTCTTCCTTGTCCCATTGTTTTCGTGTTTTGATAGTTTAGATTCCTCGTAAGTAGACGAACAAACTGCTAAACGTTGGTCGGTGTCGGGAAATTCTTTATTCATCGTATCGTCCCCCATACAACGCATTACGAACTCTTTTTTTTCTTCGTTAGGATTCGGCTTCGGTATTGGCATTTTCTTCTTTGTAAATTGAATATAGCTTGTTTAACTTGTTTACGATTTCCCTAACGCAACTACCGCAGGAAGTAGGTTGCATTCTTTGTTTAAATACTCGGTTGTAAATCTTTAATAACTCCCTTTGTTGGTTAGGGCTTACGCTACTTTTTAGGTTAGTATAAAATTCGTCTAGGTATTTATATTCGTCTTCTGTTAGGCATTCGGGTTTAGTGTACCTCCATAGGTCGTTTAGTTTTTGTTTGCGCTCCTCGCAACCGCAGTCCTCGCCTAGTACCCATTTAGCTACCTTGGCTATTCCTGTAACTTCTAAAATGTTTTCTACCGTGTCTCCTAGTCCTTCGGCTTGTTTTTTTCTTGGTCGTGCCATAGTTGTTTTATTTAATTAATTCGTAATCCGTGTTTTTGTAATCTTCGTATTCCTCCTTAAACTTAATCCTTACTTTGCTTTTGCAGTTCTTTAAGGTATTGAAAATAGAACTGCTTGAAATGGTAGTTTCTTTTGCTATGTCTCTTATGCTTAAGTCCGTGTCTTTGTAAATTGTAAATAGTTGCTTATCGTACCAATGCCAAGAATCAACTTCTTCGTAAATCTTAGCTAACATTCTTGAGTAGGCTTCTTCCTTTGGTAAGTTGGTTGGTTCGTCTTTTAGCA